CCCGCGAAGATAAAGGCGGAGCAGGACCGGCGCGATGCCGCCCGGCGGGAACAGCACGAAAGGCTGTTCCGCGAGTTCGAGCGATACAACCGCGAGATCGAACGGCTTCCGGCGGCGCAGATCAGGACGCAGCAGGCGGACAGAGCAGGCGACCCCGGACGGTTCAAGATGTCCCGCAACGTCCTCGCGACGGACAAGGTGCCGAAGACCATCTTCGGCTTCACGGTCGTCAGCGAGAGGAGGGACTACACGCCGGAGGATCTCCGGTTCTTCCGGGAGAACCCGGAGGCGGGCGGGTACTACGACATGGGGGACGAGGAGCGGCCGCCCGAGGAGCCCGCCGAGGAACAGCCGATGCAGGCGGCGAGCAAGGGCGGCGACACTGGCGGAGAGGGCGAGCACGGGGCCGAATACTTGGAGGCGTTCGCGCAGAAGCGGAAGGAGCTCGTCCAGGCCACCGCCGAAAGGCAGTACCTCGCGCTCCGGAAATTCGGGAATCCGTCGCACTACGAGTCGGCGCTGAAGGCCCTCAACGGTGCGCTCGACAGCGACGCAAGAGACGCGGCGCTCCTCGACGCGTACAACCGGTTCGCCGAGGCCAACCGTCCAGCTGGGGGAAACCAGAAGCGGTACGACGAGCTCATCGAGAAGGGCCGCGCGAAGTACGCCGGCGGCGCGTGGGAGCAGACGATGGCGTCGCTCACCTCGCCCAAATGGACGCCGCCCGCCACGCAGCCGGCGGCGAGCGGCAAGCCGACGGCGAGCAGCGACGAGCCTTCACAGGGCTTCGCCGGGCGAGCCAGGGAGACCCTCGGCGTCGTCAAGGACCTCGCGGAGCTCGTCGCGGACGGCGCGAAGAGCACGCTCGATATGGACGAGGTGCATCACGGCGCGGCGGCGCTCGCCCGTCCGACCCCGTCCCGCGACGTGAAGGAGATCAACGACGGGCTGCGCAGAATACCGGTCATGGTGAACGGAAAGATCGACGAAGGCGGCAGGATGCGCCGGGCGACCGACGCCGACCGTGCGGCGTTCCGTAGCCAGAGCGCGGAGATCGGGCTACAGCAGGACGCCAAGGGCGGCGACGCCGACGAGAAGCCGAAGGCGCAGCCCGGAAAGTTCAAGGGGTGGCGGCGCAACGACGCCATAAGGAAATGGAGGAACCAATGAAGAAGCTGATGCTGCTCTGCCTGCTCCCGCTCGCCCTCCTCGCGAGGACGACCCACTACAACCTCACGATGAGCCTGAACGTCCCGGTCATCGTGGACAACTCGCGGTCCCTCGGGAAGCGCGTGTACAGGAGGCAGAAGATAAAGGGGCGCGTCGTCGTGAAGCACGACAGGGACGGCGGCGAGCCGACCGTCGAGTTCCTCGACATGGTGAACAAGTCCCACAAGACGGCGAACGGCCAGTACGTGAAGTACGCGGCCGTCGTCGATGGCGGGGGCTGGCACGCGGTCGGGAACAACAGGACGGGCGTCTTCAAGAAGCCGTCGGTGTTCCTGTCGGTCGAGGCGGAGCCGAGCTACGCGCTCGCGGGCGGCGAGGACAACACGCTCATAGTGACCCTCGCTGGAAGCGGGTCGAGCGCGAAGTGCATACGCGGCTACGTCGCCGGGCAGCTCGGCTGCGGGTGCTACGCCTACGGCCACGTGAGCCCGACGCGCATACTCGGCACCTGCACGGTCGTCGACACGGCGGCGGTGTGGGGCACGTTCACGATGAAGCGTACGATGGAGTGCGACTGACATGGCGAGGATAGTCATAAACCCGTCCACCTTCCGCAACAAGAAGGACGCCCTGTGCGTGGCCTTCGACGAGGGCTTCCGCCTCGTCATGGAGTACATGGGCTTCGACCCCGTGTCGGAGCCGACCGAGAAGCAGCGCAGGTTCTTCTCGGACACCGCGTACGCCGATGACGAGGTGCAGCTCAGGCGCACGATCCTCGCGCGCATCTGTACGCTCGACACCTCGGTGAAGGACCCGACCGACGAGCAGCTCCAGGAGGCCGTGGAGTTCCTGGACGCCGTGATGGAGTCGGGGGCCCCGCAGAACGAGTGGGAGCAGAGGTGCGTGAAGCGCCTCCGCGACATCGTCGCCGCGATCCCGCCCGCCGGGAAGGCCCCGCCCCGCGAGTCCGGCCTCCCGGAACCGGAGGAAAACTCCGGCACGCGGGTCCAGGCCGCGGAGAAGGGCGGCGACACGGAGGAGAAGAAGGAGACGCCGGCGGAGCCGGAGGACCTGAACGGCGACGGCACAGAGGTCGACCACTCGAAGGACGTCCAGGACTTCAAGAAGGCGGAGAAGGGCGAAGAGGCCGGGACGGACGAGGCCAGGCCGGGGGAGACGCCGGAGGAGAGGCGCGACCGCGAGGACGGCGTCGACCGCCCGGGCGGCGTGACCGGAGGGGCCCCGGGGGAGAAGGAGGACGGGACCGACGGCCTCACGATACACATCGGCGCCACGGTCGGCATCTCCGACTCGGGCGGCACGGGCGGGAACCGCCAGCAGAAGCGCGAGCCCAGGAGGGGGACGATAGAGGAAGGACTGCACGCCGAGAAGCCCGAGAACCGGCTGGAGGGCGGGACGCACACCCGCGACGGGATGTTCGGGGCGATAAACAAACCCATCACGACTGCCGCCGAGATGGGTCCGAAGGTGTCCGAGGCCGGACGTATCGGCAAGCCGGTCAAGAAGGACGAGACCCGAATCTAGCCCTCACCTTCCCAAGCAGCCGCTTCAAGTACCACTCGGCCGACTCGAGCGAGCGCACCGGCTCCTTCTCCTCGTACCTCCACAGGTACCTGAATATGTTGGCCACGCACACCGCCTCGTCGGGCGGCTTGCCGACGACGGCCGAGTCGATGGCGACGATGCACTCCACTTCGCCCTTCGTGTAGCGGAGGGGATGGTTCACGTTGTCATCGACCGGCTGCGGGACGACCGCACGCGGGTCCTCCTCCGGCTTGGGCTCCTTGTACAGCGCCGCCATCAGCTCGTCCACCGTGTCGTAGTGCTCGAACCTGCCGGCCTTGTACAGGTGGTAGATGTCGACGCCCTTTATGGTGCGCGTCAGCAGCTCCTTCAGGCTCTCGTCGTCCTTCACGCCGAACTCTGTGAGCTTGTCGCCCGCGTTCTGAGCGATGGACCTGGCGAGGAGGTCCGCCTTGGGGTCCTCGTCCTTCTTCGGGTACACGGCGACCGCGCCCCCGGGGCCTTCCCGGAGGTCGAGCGTCACCCGCCACTTCGTCTCGTCGACGATGTCTACAGGCTGTTCATTCATTGTTCACAACTCTCCATTATCGCTATGATGTCGGACACGCGCACAAGCCTGTACACGGTCCCGTCGAGCATCACCCGACGCCCGACGTTCGGGTCGCGGACGACCACCCGGTCGCCGGTCCCGAAGTCCGCGTCCTCCCTCTCCCCGACGGCGACCACGATGAAGTCCATGTGGTCGCACCCGAAGTCCTTGCGGACGACGACCCCGCCGTCCACGTACTCGGGCTGGTCGTCCAGGAGAAGGACGAACCTCTTGATCGGTCTGACGAACATCTACTTCGCCTTCCCGAAGCTGTTCTTCGCCCGGAGCGCGAAGTTCACCCTCTTGAGCCGCTTCTGCTCCGCCGCGGTCCTCGTCTCCTTGGCCCGCAGCCTCGACTGCTCGGCGCGGAGGGACGCCTTCGTCCTTCCGTCGAACATCCCCTTCGCCGACTCCGGCGTGTGCATCTTCGTCTTCCAGGCCATCAGATTACTCCGTATTCCTTGTAGAGGATCGACATGAACTTCTGTTTCTCCTGTCTGCCAATCTCTTGGCCCTTATGAGGACAGTGCCATACCTGCACGCCGGGGAGCAGCCGTTGCACAATGCCGCCCGGATCGGGCACCACGTCCGCCGTCCGTCCCACTTCGGGCACTCACGGCACTTCGCGGAGTCCTTCCTCGCTCCCGGCACCGGGTCGAGGCCGTTCTCCATCCCGCGTACCGGGCGACCCCTCGGCCTCTTGGGCACGAGCTCGTCCGGCAGCATCGGTTCTTCCCCATCCTTGCATGGCATGGTACATCGTCCTCCGTCTCGCTTCATGTTCCATGCACGTGGTCCCTCCGCAGCTCGCGTATGTCCGCTCCGGGGAACTCTTCGCTGAACTGGCGCACGGCGTCGTGCGCGTCCTTCGCGGCGTATGAAACCGTTCCGAAGCGCGGGACGAGGCAGTCCCGTCCGCACTCTTCGTACTCTATCGTGTAGGTGTTCATCAGAACGTGCCCTTTATCCCTATCGTTATCTCGACTCCGCGCCCGCGCCGCCCCGGCCCGAGCTTCACGAACGGGCACGGGTCGGGCAGGCGGAACATGGAGGGCTGGCGGCCGAACGCCGCCTGCTCCTCCGGCGTGAGCGGCCTCGTCATCGCGTCCCAGACGGGCGTGATGTCCTTGCCGCTGCGCGCGTTCTTGAGCATGACCTCGTCGGGGCTCACTTCCCCACCTCGTCGTGCTGCGACGCCAGCATGTCCGCCGTGTGCGTCGCGATGACCTCGAGCGGGAACTCGGAGACGGCGGCGTCGAGATGGCGGACGTCGTACTCCTCGCCTACGCGCCACGCGCCCATGTGGTACACGATGCACACCCGCTCGACGTACGAGACCGGGTGCCCGAGGAAGTCGGGGGCGAGCATCGCCGAGAGCGTGCCGTGCCCCGGGAACATCGGGCGCAGCTTCATGATCTCCCTGCCGTCGGCCTTGAAGTCGTACGCCTGCATCTTGCACAGGTCGTGGCACATGCCGATGACGTAGGGCGACCCCGAGTCCGACCAGGCGATCTTGAGGTCGCCCGTCAGCTGGAGGAGCCGGTCGGTCACGTTCATCGAGTGGATGGCGAGCCCGCCCCTCACGGCGAGGTGGTGGCCCGCCGACGCCGGTGCGTTCAGGTAGCACATCATGTACCCGCTGTAGTTCTCGAGGAGGGGCATGGCGACCCCGGCGAACACGAGATACCTGGCGAGCTTGTCGAACTGCTCGTCGGTGAACCACGCGAGCCCGTACAGGGCGCGCAGCCGTTCCTTGATCGCTTCGATGTCGACCATCACTTCTCCTCCGGCTTGAAGTGCTCCCAGGCGTGGTTCGCGGTCTTCACGATCCGCTCCTGCGCGCCGCCGTTGTCGAGGTACAGGTGGAAGAGGTAGAACATCGCCTTCTCCAGGTCCTCGACCGGCTTGCCCTTGAACTGGTAGCGCTGGACGTACTTGATCACGTTCCCCTGGAGGAACCCGTCGAACGCCTCCTTCCCCATCTGGTCCTTCATGTGCATGAAGGAGTCGCGTCCGTTGGGCGCGTAGTGGCTGGGACGGTTCACGACGTCCTCCGCCCCGGCGGGGTTGTCCAATAGATGCTTTTCCTGCGCCGTCATCCGTGCCTCCCTCCGGCGATCCGGGCGCCGGCGCTGGCGGCCTGCGAGGCGGGCGAGGGCTCGAGCCCCGGGAGGTCCTGCTGCCTCGGGTCGTCCTTCGGCGTCGCCTTCCTCGGGCCGAGCTTCTCCCTGTACTCCGCGTTCATCAGGCATACGGTCTCGACCGAGCACCGGAGCGTGCGGTACTTGCCCGCGAACTCGTTGAGCGCGGAGCACACGGCGTCCGCGAGGAGGCGCTGGCCCGCCTCGGACTCCGCCCTGCGGAAGTCGTCGAAGAGGCCCCACGCCTTCTGGAACGTCTCGTCGACGTCCTTCGCGCACTTGTCGAGAAGCGGTGCCTCCTCGCGCAGCTTCGCTATCACCTCCTGCATCTTCATTTCGCGGGCTCCTTCTTCAGCATGTCCGCGGCGTCGGTGCAGTCGACGAGGACGTCCACGATGTCGTCCGCCGCGTCGATCCACGCGTCGAAGATCCTCATCTTCACGGTCTTGCACGTGACGAGCCTCCGCATCGCGGCGAGGTAGTCCTCCTGCCGGCCGGGGCCGTTGAGGCCCATCGCGACGTGGGCGACATAGCTCGTCCGGGGCTTCCCGTCGAACTTGCCCGTCGTCTTCATGACGCGGTACACGTACATGTTGTCCTTCTTCGTCGACAGCCCCTTGACCGTCGACACGATCAGCTTCGACATCGCGGACTTCCTCGACACGGTCGCCCTGTCCACGTCGTCGAGCTTGTGCTCGAGGTAGCATGGCTCCCCGAACACCATCAGCTTGCACTTGCAGCTCTTCTTGCTCATTGTCACTCTCCTTGGTTTCCTACTCTGGTGAAGACGTCCGGGCGGGCAGAGTAGGAACCCCGCCCGGACGCCACGTTTGCAGAAGCATTACTTCTTGCACTTGCCGCCCTTGCACGCGGCCTTCTTGGCCTTGCCGCCCTTGCACGCCGCCTGCGCGGCCTTCGGGTCGACCTTGGCCTTCGCTGCCTTCTTCGTCGCCATCGCCTCTTCACCTCCTTCCCCCGCGCCTTCTGTGGAGGTGGCGACGGCGACCTCTTGATCCGTTATGAAATACTCCTCGCGTATGCGCTCGATGGACCCGATCAGGTCGTCCATCCGCATCTCGTGCGCGAACGCCGGGAGCTCGCGCATCGCCTCGTCGAAGTGCGCGGCCGCCCAGTCGGCGTGGTTCGGCGCGATGCCTTCGTCGATCAGCTTCAGCGCGTCGACGACGGCCTCGTACCCTCTCTCCTCGAGGACGAGCCGCGCCTCCCGGGCGACGCATCCCCCGATGACGAGCGCCATGTGCTCCTCGGCGCGGACGAGCGCGCCCACGGCGTACCACAGGTGCGACAGGTAGCCCGCCCTCACCTCGACGAGGTTTATGTAGGCGGTGCATACGCACACCATGTACTCATCCGGCGCAAGCATCACCGGCGCAAGGGTCTTCGCCCTGTGGTACAGGGCGGCCGACAGGTGCTTCACCGCGCACTGCGGGCACCCCGGCGTCATCAGTTCGTCCACGATGTCCATCAGTCGTTCAGTCCTTCCCGGCCGCGTCCCAGCGACCATATCACGTACAGGAAGAGCAGGACGACCACGACGATCGCCACGCCCAGCGCTTCGCTCGGGATGAGGACGACGGCCCAGTGCCAGTCCGTCCTCACCCACATCTTCACCGCGAGCATCGCAAGCTGGAGCGGCGTCCAGATTCCGATGGCCCATGCCACTATTGTCTTCACTTCGCACCTCCGTTGTACTTCTCGAGATAGCGGCCCGGCTTGAACGCGAGCCGCCACGTCTCTATCATCGCCCCCGTCGGCAGGCGCCGGCGGTAGGGCCTCCACTCGAACACGCCGAACCCCACGAGCT